GTTTTTCTTCTTCAAGAACGTAACCACTCAACCAAGGCATATCCTTGGCAAGTTTAGATTGTGGGTTAAATGTGTCGCGTGGTTCAACCACATGGACGATCGTGTATTCCTTGTGAGGTTCCTTATACACGAGCTCTTTGAATTTGTCTGGCAGCACCTTTGTCTTGCCATACAGCTGCAAGATCTGGCGACCAGTCATCTTGTACTGACGATACATGGTATCAACAACGCCTTCAGCATTCTCGGCAATGTAGCACTCAGCCAAGTGGAAGGTCTTAAAGTTGATGGGTTTGCCTGGGCGGTCTTCAACGTACATGACGCCTGTACCATAGGACCCGAGGTCTAGGTACAACTCATGGATCATCGAACCAAAGTTAGTGTTTGGCGAATGAAACACTTCTTTGAACATGATCTCAACAACGGTCTGCAACCACGTGAGAACTGGTTCGTTCTCTGAGTCGTTGCGTTCAATTGAAAGACCAAACCAGGTTTCAGATGGGGCAGTCAGGTAACCGTGTAAACCTGCGGCCAATTGTTCATTGGCAAGAGGAGCTGTTGAGTCGTACACGCGGTCATAGCGAGTACGGTCACCCTGCGAGCGAGTGGCATTAAAGTCACCGCGCCGAGGGTTGACGTAGTCAGTACAGTCTTGCCAAAGGCTTTCCCAAGGAGAACGAATCTGCTTAAGTTTGCCTAATCGATCAAGCGACAGCTGTACAAAGTCTTGCTGTTGCTTACTGTCCATTAGTCACCGCCAAGTTTCGTAGGTGTACCCAGGAGCTTTTTCTTCTGAAGTTTTTCCATGCCGATGCTAACGCCCTGCGCCCCAGTCAACATAGTTGACTCGCGGCCACTGGCACCTGCTTCAGCTGCACGAGACTTGTCAATTGCATCGCGAACCGCTTTGTCATCGACTGCTGGCGTATCAGGAGTCTTTGCCGGAGCAGACGGAGCTGAACTACGATTCGTGCCAAGAATATCACCGATAATTCCACCGCACATACCTACCTCCTTTTCTTAAACATGTTCCCGACGATGTCATAACCCAAGAGCTTGTACAACGCTGCCGTACGCTCCGGTGCCACCATCGTCGAGGTGGCTGGGCAGATCTCCTTTGCGCCCCGAGCAAATGCCCATTCTTCAAAGGCCTGAATTAACTTCACGGCTGCCAAGCTGCCCCTTTTGCTGGGATCAACAAACAAAGCAAGATCGCACGCCATCAGATCCTGACTGAAATAATACTCCGTAAGAAATCCGGCGTACATACCGATTATAGTCCCATCTCTTTCTGCTAGGTGCAAAAACCAGCGATCAGGGTTTGGGAGTATGACCTGGGTCACCAGGTGAGCTACCTTGTCCGAATCGTACTTACAGGTGCGGGCATAAACAGATTCATTGAAGATTCCCTCCGACAACTCGTAGACCCTGGGTACGTCGGCTTCGGTTGCGGGGCGAATGATCATAGGATCTTGTACTCCATGTCAGCCATCCGTGGCAACTTACGTTGGGCCATGTCAAGTTGATCGCGGATCCCGACGCACATGTACCTGAAGGCGTCGGCCGGGTGGCTGGTCCAATCGTGCAGCGGGCGGTCTCTGAACACCTTGTTCTTCTCGTCAAAGTCTTTTCTGTACTGGCGAAGAGACTCGATCAGGTGACGGGTTTTCTGCTCGTCAAACCAGCACTTTGGCAGCGTGGTGCGGACGGCTTCAATACCGTCATCGATCCTAAGGTTTGGTACCACTCGGAACCTGATGCCAAGTTCTCGGGCAACTTCAAGTCGAGACTTACCGCTGCCAAGCTCACGAACTTGAATATCGTGCGGGGCCAAATGTTCTCCGTAGACATACTCTTTTTCCTTGACGACCTTGGCGTAGTGAGCCAATCCTTCGCCACTGTTCTCGTAGTAGTCGATGATGCGGATCTCTTGGCCGTGCTTCTGATAAAAAACTATTGCAGTGGAGTCACCGACTCCAAGGTCCCAGGCTGTGTGGACCTCTAGACGCGGCTCGTAGGGGAGGGAGGTTAACCTACCGTCGGCCAGGAGTTTGGCCATGGCGGAGCCGTAGTATGAGCCGACTAAAGGCGCGTCAAAGCTGCAATAGAACTCTTGCTGGATCATCTCCTCAGGCATGCCGGCCGAACGTTCCTCGTCAACGGCATCTGAAGAAATGGCCCGGGTATCGTCAACTGTCAGTGTTTGCTGGAACCACTTTTCGTTTCTTCTTGCCATATTAAGCAAGTCATATCCGTGGTTTCGACCTCGAGCGGTATAAATAAACAACGCCCATCCGCCATTCTCAGCCAAGATGGGACGAATGTAATCCCATGCGCGGGGATCTTGGAGGGAGTATTCAGAGAAGACGACCCCAACTGGATTTGCTCCCACCAATCGGTCGACATTGTCGGTACCCACCACCTGATATATTGAGCCATTCTTTAGCGTCAGCCTCATCTCGGTGTTGTTGACCGCTTCCCACATCTCCTTGGGGAAATGCTCAATGAACTTGCGCCCATCACGAGTCATCCCGTCCCAGGCGATCTTGCGACCCTGGTTGTAAGTCGGAAACAAATGCCAGTACAGACCTGGCCTTGTGAGTGCTGAGACCGCACACCAATTGACAGACAGCAAGTCCTTGCCCGCCCGTCGATGCCAAACAGCTACGGCACGCTTGCCGCCATCCTCGAGAAACTTCCAGAGGGGGAACTGATATGGTCTCGGTGCCCAATCAAGTGGTACCGTTATCTCCGCCATCGTCTGCCTTTACTACGTCGCTAAACCGCACGACGTTAATGTTGAAAGAACCGCTGCCCTCGATCTCCATCTCGACTGCCTTACGCTTGGGAGCTACGTATTGGGCCAGTTCCTTAAAGGCCTGGAACTTGAGTTCCTGACTAGCGGTGGGATCAGCAGCAATCATGGCCATCCCTTCAATAGGATCGCAATCAAGTGCTGCTAACTTATCTTCGATCTCCTGGGTCCGCTTGTTCTTGGAACCTGCAGGACGACCCGCGCCTTCGCGCTTACCTCCAAGTTGTGCCATGGTTAGGACCTCCTATTCCTATAATATACGAACTAAGCACGATTGTACATAGATCCCCTGAATTTGGCGAAGGATCATAGGTTATTGGCTTATTGTATTGATTGGCATTATTTTACTTTTTTCTCTGCAAATGCAAATTTTTTCCCTATACTATAGCCAATATGCACGGATTTTTGCCGATTTACCTTTCGATGCCCCCGCAGATCCACTGACCTGGCGCTTTTAGGAGCGCGCGACGTCGACCGGCACCCGGGGGCCTGGATCCGTGGGCTGCAAACCGCCGGTAAAAGATGAAAAGATGCATGCATTCATTGCCGCGTATATATAAAGCATACATCAACGGACCACGAACCATTGCCAAACGGACCAGATTCGTTAGCAAACGGACCAAGTTCGTTGGGAAATGGATAGAAATGGGAGGGAATGGGAATGAAAAATAGTGATTTTTAATCAATGGTGGAAAGATGTCAGGAAGTGTTTGAGTTGTTGACTTGGTCGACAACGATTGCAGCAAGCAATGAAAGATGGTGAAAGGTAGAAAGATGTAGAAGAAATATATTGACGAAAAGAAATGCATCAATAAATTTACGGGTAAAAATACTAGTGTACAAATTCGAATTTTTGCCGTAGTATATAAAGTACGAATGATGCAGTAGTTGTATGTTGTCATTCGCGGCTGTTTGAAAATTGAAGAAAGGAGAAAGTCATGGAAAATTTTCCATTACTTGTCGATAAATCGTATTCGGAACTCGAACTCTCGAAAATCTACGACGAATTTCTTAGCAAAACTAATTTGCCGGAAATAAGTGCAGATGAACTTTGGTTTGAATTGGACGAAGAAAAATTTGTCGACGAACGAAAATGGTTGAGTAAATTTAGTCGACTTTGGGAAACAAATGTTGACTAGTACAAATACTTGAACAAAATGCGGATTTATGCTGTACAATTAGTGCTGCATAAATCTGCACATAAAGGAGAATTGAGGAATGGAACAGGAAAAAATTCGAACAGAAGTGCTCTTAGAACTTCACGAACTGAAGAAATTAGGAGTAAATGTGCCAAAAGCTGCTTTCGAACTCGCGAAAACAGAAAATCTAGAAGAATACGAGTGCCTGAGTGTGACTGAAATTGTTGATTTGCTCATTGATTTGAGTCTGTAAAAATCAGGTGTACAAATTCGGATTTTTATGGTAGAGTGAGAGAGTATATAGAGAGGAGAAAGTGATGAGATTTTTTGTAACTGAAGAGCAACTGGCTGCTTTGCGAGCTGATTTCAAACAAAGCAATGTGTCCCTCGAAAAATGGTTTGATTGGGGAGGATTGGATCAGATTGACAAGTTAGTTGGAGAAAACAACAGCAATCATCCGATTGATTGGGACGATGATTTCAGCGTTGAACAGATGAATGAGTTGTACGACTTCATTCGTCAGAATATATAAAGGAGAAAGAAAATGGAAATGTTGGAAACCAAAATCAATGGTGTTCGAAAAATCAAGATGACAAGAGAGTTTGCCATCAATTCTTTGCTTGAATGTTGGGCGGAATTTTATTCCGATGATCCGAAAGAAGCAGTTGAAGAACTCATGGACAAAATGAAAAAAGGTCTGAAGGGTTACGACCAGATGAACAACATCGAACTCATTCAAGAGCTTGCCGATGTGGTTTTTTATGGAGAAGATGTGGAGATCACTGTTGTTTCGGAGGAGAAATAAGATGGTGACGGAATTTGCCTTTGATGGCAGCCACAAGCTTTACTTGCTGGAAAGTGAGGAAGATAGACAGGAGGCTTTGGAAGCTGACTACGAAATTCTACCGATCGAAGAATTGAAGGAGGTGTTCGAAAGCTGCAATGCACTTCGGTTCGTTTCGAACTGGAAACTTACGAGAAAAATCGTTCCGCAATTTGCATAAAGGAGAAAGAGATGGACTACAAGGTTCTATCGAAAGACGATGTGAAGATGTACAGCGACATGCTGAACTTCACGAGCTTGAAGGGTTATGTTCGGATAACTTTCAAAGATCTTTGCCAGAAACTCGGG